TAGTGGTGCCATCAAAGCTAAAGTCAAAGTTCTTGTAGATGCTTTGATCTATCTCACTCATCTCCACATTCGATGTCAGTATCTCTCTCTTATCCTCTTCCATCTATCCCTCCGTATGTATCCTTGTATGTAAATCTATGAAAGCTTGTGCATCCATGACCACCAAGGGCTTGCTTCTGTTTCTTTTGATCACGAGTAAAGGCTCATAGCCCTTGCAATTGGTCTCTGCTTGTTCGTATGACTTCCACACATTCACTGCTTCTTGATTCTTGCATTCGATTGAATAGGGGAAAGCTTCTCTTGATTGTTTACCGAGTATGACATCTTCACCTTGGCTACCCATGGGTCTGCTCTCTATATCCTCTGCATCTAACTTCAGTATCTCTATGAGCTTAGTGACTACCCATTGTTGTAACTTCCTACCTTTTGCTTTTGCACTTGATGTCTTCATTTAATGTTGAGTTCCTCTTTGCCATTGCGTCTGTTAAATTCCCTGACTAACCACTTGAAGTTCTTCTTCACATACCCTGCATAATCTCTTGTCTTGGCGTAGGGTGAGCTTGTCTCATCACAATAGTCTAGCCACATCCTTGAGGTGAAGCTTTGGAACTCCTGTGTGAATACGTCTGTGAATGCCTCAAATCTCATGTGTCAAAAAAAATTGTGCGTAAAATACTCAGAGACAACGATTGATGCCCAAGGTTGCCCACTATCATCGCTAGAATGCAAGGGGTTCATCGGTACTCTCTGTGGGTAAATCTATCAAGCTAACATCATACACTTTCTTGCCATTGGTTTTTCTAGGCTCGATACCAAACTCTGTTAATACTCTTGATGCATCTTTAAAATCTATGTTTCTTGGGTTGCGTATGCCCAAAGCTCTAAGCATAGCGGTGAGTTGCCATGGCTTCTTCTCTGAATCCAGTGGCTTGAAGTCTACATGTTGCATGAGTAAGTCTTCGACTGCACCTTGGGTTCTGAATCCCTCGTTGGATTCTTGCAAGAGTTCTCTCTCTTCTTTCGTTAGGTACCAGTTCTTCTCGCCTTGTTTATAAAGGGTAGACTTTACCTCTGCCCACATTTGTTGCATGTCGATCCCATGATGCGGATTGATGTCTGTGACCTTTAAACACCAAAACCTTCTGTTACCACTACCATCCATGAGGAACTCGGGTTCGTTGACTGACGCAAAGAATGCTGTGCGTCTTTGATAGTTGGTAAAGGTTCGATCATATGGCAATCGCATCTCATCAGATTTAGAAGTAATGAAAGCTTTGAGTTGGTTGATGTCTGCTTTCTTAAAGGTAGACTCTAACTCTCCTAGCTCTACAATCCAGTGACTAACAGCTTTCTTCACGCTATCTTTATCTTTTGGATCAAGGGTAGCACCTTCAAGTAACCAACCTTTGTTGAACTCAGCCAAGCGTTTGAACCAAAGTGTTTTACCTAGTCCTTGCTTGCCTTGGAAGACTAACAATCCTTCTAGCGATACACCGTCAATTTCAAATGCCGCCGCTACACAAGATAGCAACCACTTTCTCATCAGCATGTGTTTGAGTCTGTCATCCTCTGCTGTGACGGTATCGCAGAAATCCGTGACACGAGACACACCATCCCAAGGCTTACTATCAATCCAACGGGCAACAGGATTGTGTTCTTGGGCGATGATTTTCATCGCATCACGGACTCTTTGATGGGGTACAAAATTCTTGATGCACAAGTTTTCTAATTCAACCAAGTGTGCTTCATCTTTTAAATCTGCTATAGGTTTGAAGTTGGGTATCTCTATCTCAATGCGTTTCTTAATAACATCGTAATAACATTGGATGTTATAGGTCTTCATGAGTGCATGATAGTTATCTGTGGTAGCCATGATCCGACCTTGCGTGGTTTTCTCAAACTCTACTAGGTCAGGAACATCCACCTTCTTTGTAATGATCTCACCAGTGACTGCTTTTTGATCGTTGAAGTCCATGCCTTCTTCTGTTGGCATCACCACCTCAGCGTTTGATTGTTGAGCAGCTTCTATGGCTTTCTTCTCCCCAATACCATTGGCATCATTGTCTGCATAAATAATAAACTCTTTGTTTGGAATGGATTCCATGAACTTAGTATTAATAGACAACAAGTTACCTGCGTTAAAACAAACCACCATAGGAATGTTTTGATCTTCAAAAATTGTTGCACAAGTAGCGTAACCTTCACCGAATCCTATCTTCTTTGTTTCCTTTATTAAATGTGTGCCTATTAAAAAGAAACAACCACCTGTTCGACCACCCGAAAGAAATCGTTTTGATCCATCAGGCATGATCGTCTGTAACGACCACATCTTGCCTGTCTCATCAATAATGGGTATCAAGAGCTTGCCATTATGCTCTCTCAAGTTGTGTGACCGTACGTTTTTAGAATCTAAGTATGGATGTGAGTCACAGGGTTTGCCTGCATCCCAAATCATTTTGGCTTTCTTTGCGACCTTTAAATGTTTCTGTTCTTGGTCTTGTCTTGCTTGTTCTCTAAATTTCTCCAGTGCTTCATAGTTAACCTCGGAAGATTTCCGTGAAGATAATTTAAAGTTATGAGTTTGTCCTGTTCGATAATCAGAGGCAAAACCAATAGGTGTGCCAAAGTTATCATAGTAAGCATAGTAACCTGACATAGCTCTTTTGTTATTAACCACCGTGTAAGCTCTTTGTGGTTTTTCGGGATTAGGTTCCAGTGTTTCATTCTTAGGTTCAAATCCATGTTGTTTTAAGAACTCTGTGAACTTACCCATTGACTCCATGGTCAAGGGTTTGTCGTATTCCTTGCCTCCGCCTTTAATATTTTTGATCCCCATACTTGCCCTCTCTGTGAAACTTCTATATTATGTTGTGTTGAATACCTTACAATATACTTTGTTTGGAATAAATAAACAATAATTATTTTTATTGAGGAGAAAAAATATGGCTTTAACAATAAGCGATAGCGGTAGCGGTAACTTTGAAACCATTGCCAAGGGTAGATATAAAGCAACCTGTTATAGAATTGTTGATGTGGGAACACACAACGAAACCTATGAAGGTGAAACCAAGAAGCGTCACAGTGTCTTCTTATACTGGGAACTTGAGGAGAAGATGTCAGACGGCAAACCTTTCTCAATCATGAAACAATACACATTGTCTCTTAATGAGAAGTCTGCTTTGTTTTTACATTTATGTTCATGGCGTAACAAAAAGTTTACCGATGATGAACTTAAAGGTTTTGATTTAACCAACATTTTAGGATGCACTTGTGAGCTTGAAGTTGAATATACTTCGGGTGGCAATCCTAAAGTAACGGCTGTCTATCACCCTGAAGGTGGTGTTAAGAAAGTTGCAACAACCAATGAGCAGATAGCTTTTGATGTTGATGAGTATGCAAAAGACAACAAAGATATGTGCGATGTGTTTGTAAATTTACCCGAATGGGTACAAAATAAGATTGATGAATCTTTTGAAGTGGTAGCATCTAATAAAGCTGAAAGTGCTAAATACCAAAAAGACGAGTCAACAGAGTTTTCTTCTCTTGATAACTTGGCTGATGACAAGAAATCAATCGAGGAACAAATCCCGTTTTAACGGTTTGGGCTACTAGGTCATGATATATATTTCATATTTGATTCTCCATAACAAATAGATTTAGTAGCCCCCCTTTTATACCATGGGTGATGTAATAGATTTTGAACCACGCTTTGATATCGTGGTCTACGAAGAGGGAGTGTATGACGACATGCCTTTCCCTGAATACAATGATCTTGGTGCTTTTAGATCACACGATCTTTCAGCCATCATGAAAGACCCTTACAAATATAAATACGAAGAGAAGCCTGACAGCGAGGCTTCATTCTTTGTTGAGGGTAGATTGCAACATTGTTTATTTTTAGAACCTCATGTGTTTGACGATGAGTTCGTCATAGCACCTAAGGTCGACAAAAGAACCAAGGCAGGCAAAGAAGAGTATGCAGACTTTCTTTCTTCTGTTGGTAATCGTAGCGTTGTCTCACAAGACTTGTATGACACTTGCGTGGCTCGTTGTGAGGTTCTTGATGCATTCAAACCAAGAGGCGAGGACAAGACTGAGCTATCAGTGGTCTTCGATTACTTTGGGCATCTGTGTAAAGCTCGTTTTGATATGTTGCAAGACAATGTGATTGTTGATCTTAAAACCTGTCGTGATGCTTCGCCAAGAGGCTTTAAACATTCAGTCAAAACATTTGGCTACCATCAGCAAGCGGCTTTCTATCTTGATGCCGCTAAAAATGTAGGTCTGACTGAGGTTGATAGGTTTCAGTTTCTTGCAATAGAAAAGACTCATCCATATCCATATGTGGTTTATGAGTTGGAACCTGAAGCTGTAGAGTATGGTCGATCTCTGAATGAACAAGCACTGGACTTATTGTTGAAGTGTGAGCAAACAGGTATCTACACCCCATACAATTTACACAATCAAATTGTGCCAATCAAACTTACAGATTTGTAATTGGCTAAAAGTTTACCTAGACCGATTCATGATCACATGTACTGGGCAGGTAAAGCTTCAGAGTTTAACACTCAAAAAGAAAGAGAGGACTTTTTACGAGAGTATGGCTTTGAGGAAAAACGTATTGAGACAATCACCCACCTTGCAGTGGCGTGGTTGCCTCAGCGTATGTACATGCTTTCAAACAGGTTATTAAACTTGGCATATCACGACTTACCGAATGACACAGCTAGAACCATGTTTAGGGTTGGCATTCACAGTTACAAAAAGAAAAAAGGATTATTATGATAGTAAGATTTTCAAGACAGGATTTATCAGAATGCGAACAAGCGGCATCTTTGCGTTGGCAGTTGGCAAGAGCCAGTGGCGTTGCTAACCAAAGAAGAGATAAGTCTCGCACCGATCACGACATTGATCTCTTGGGTGTGAAAGGTGAGTTAGCTGTAGCTAGAATCTTTCAAATAGATCATGACATCCACAAGGGTGGCATTGATATGAACATCGACATGTGGGACAACGATGTGTCCTTTGATGTGAAGGCTACCTTTACTCAAGCAGGGCATTTGTTATTTAAACAAAAGAAATACTTTAAGGCTGATGTAGCCATTCTTGTTACACCACACGACATACCCGATTCAGTTATGGTTGCAAAGTGGATAGGTAGAAAAGAATTTTTAGAGAAAGCCCAAGATGTAGACTTTGGTAGTGGTCCTAGTGTTGCTATGGGTTATAACGATCTAAGACCTATACCCGAACTGTGGAAGTTTATGACCATGAAAAGGGTTGCCAAAATACCCAACCGCCTTTAATCTTCTGACTTAGCTGTAATAATAGCTCCGTCTACTTCAATGCTGTTGAACTCCAGTCCACTGATTTGTTCATCATTGTGTTCAAAGATCACATCTCTAACCAATAGCCTAAGCAGTCCTGCCTTTTGAAACAGGTTAAGCCTAGCGTAAGTTTCTATCACTTCACTGGCTGTCATCTTGCTAGTGTTCAACAAGATATCGTCTTTCTTTTTAAATAACATTTAGGGTCCTCTCTTAATAATTTAGTTTAACATAACCCGACTTTAATACATGGGCTAATTTCTCATCGTTGTGGGTTCTTAAAAACCAACCGCCTTTTGCATCCACATATGAAGATACAATGTCGGGCATCTCTACATTGCTCATGTTGTACATGTCTTGGTAATGACATTTGTAAGCATACAAAGCTTGCTCAAAGCTTATAGGTTTATTTGTTGGCACCATCCTTTTTATCCCCCTCGTTTCTTTCTTTTAATAGCTTCATAAACTCTGACCACTTGTATAGTTTTTTGGTAACCTCGTCATAAAAGTTACCTTTGTAGTCTTGTGTTATTTTAGTCATCGTTGTTCCTTGGCAGTTGCTCTGCATCAAACCAACCACATGGATAATTTATCTCCATTCTGTGTGTGGCTTTTTGCGTTTATCAGAATATTCATATTCTACTCTATCTCTATATCTTTTGTGTCTGACAACATTGGCTTTGCCCATCTCTTCTCTTTGCCAACCAAGCTCTATAATTGTGTTTGCGTCTTTCTCTTCTTTGAGCTTTTGGTTTTGCTTTTCTACAACATCTTTATACTGTGTCACCTTCCACCTCCTCTACTTTAGGTTTATTTTTATCTGCAATAACTTTCTTTATTGCCTCCCAAACTAATGCTTCATTGAAGTCTCTGTCCCAAGTGATCATGCCTTTTTGTATACAAGCGTTGCAACCTATGGGGTTATTGAGGAATCCTTCAAAGGTAGATGTGAACTCACCATGATCACCAAGGACACAACGCCCTGTGTATGTCTCATGGATATCCTTTCCAAGGTCCTTTCTATATCTTGCAATCATCTGATCGTAAGTCTCTTCTTTTCTTGTTCTTGCCATTTTGATTCTCCCTTGTGAACACTTCTCTCTACCTCTCTGTTTTCAATCCTGTCCCAAACATCGCCAAATCTTTCCAACCATTCCTTTTGGTCTTCAGTTTTGTAGTTACCACTCATTCGAGATTCTAAGGCACACATGTGTTCTAATTTATTTTTCTCGTAGAAATCAAACAGAATGTCACACATGTAATTCATCAAACTAAATTTTCTGTTATTAAAATATTTCATTACGCTACCTCCTTAGCTTGGCTAATAAATTTTGATTTAGTTGGTCTCTTGAAAAAGTAGAATGTACCATCAAAGTCTTTTGGCTTTTCTATCTTTGCATCAAACTGTATTACATCACCAATGTTGACTGGCTGATCTTTCATACTAGGAACTGAGCCAAAAACTTTTTGACCAGTCTCAAGAAGAAAGATACCCTTAAGCACACAACCCCAATCACTGTAATACTCTTTCTCATGGACAAGCTCGCCAGTGATAGTAACTCTGTTTTCTGTATCTAGTTCAGCAATATTAGCGACTTTTTGTAAGTCATCAAACTTTCTGCATGACTGAGCCATAAAGTAACCCCACATAAGAGTGTGATAATTCATTTGTATCTTGGCACTAATCTCTTTTGCTCTAGCAATTCTTTTTTCTTTCTCAGCCTTAAGACGAGCAAGCTCTTCTTTGCTTTTTCTCTCAATATCAAATGTATTGACATCAAAGACCCATGATGTGTCCATTAAGGGCATATCTCTTTTATCAGCATAAGCCCTAGCTTTTTGTTGAGCCTGTGTAGGGTCAATGCTTAGATTTTGTATATGATAGCTTGACTCATACATGTTACCCCAACCATCTACATACTTATAGGTAGCTCTAAGAGTAAACATTTTAGAGCCTTCGCCTAGTGCTATTGTTAATTTTTCATTTCTCATATCTTTCTCCAATGTGTAGAAATCATTTCCTACACACTTATAATAGCAAATGAAAACATAATTACAACACTTTTCAACACTTTTATTGATGTTTTTTTATATGCTAATAAAGTGTTAATATTGTGTTCAAATGTATTATAATCAGTTACAATTCAGTTTTAAGTACATAAAGGAGATTGATATGGGTGACTACAACAAGGGCTACAGAACCTTGACAGTCGATCTAGCAACCTACGAGTTATTGCAAGAGATTTGTTCTTTAGAAAGAAGAAAGAAGATTGATCAAATCCGTTTAATGGTGGAGACCAATCACAAAAAAGTAATGCAACAGCAAGAGGGGGAAGCTGTATAACTAGGAGACAATTATGTTAGCAGGACATTTTCCTAAAGATATTGTCAAACAAATAAAAGGCTCACAAAGAGTTGAACAGGACATTACCCCTATAGCCATTGATAAGCATTTGTCTGATCAGTTGTTTGCACTTGCCAGTGCGAAGAATAAATGCCCAAGAAAGATGGCTGAGTATTTTATAAACCTAGGAGTACAAACTTCTAAGTTTTATGGGAATACAATGAATGTTCAGTTTGATGTAGATCAGCTTTAATCTAAGTTAAAGAGCCAATTCCTGAAGAACCCATAGCTAGGCGTTCAGCTAACTCTCGGTCTTTTGGATTAGGTAAGATCGTTTCAGATAACATATCCTGTGGTCTAACAGCAGTAGCAGGTGGAACCAGTGGGATGTTTGATGGTTGGAAAGAAGCAAGCATTTGATCTAGTTGGGTTTTAATATTTTTATTGTTTTGAGCCTGCGGAATAACCTTATCAGCAACAGAGGATGGAGTTGATTGCCTAAAGCTTAATTCGTTTTTTACTTCCGCAGGTTTTCCCTGTTCTGAAGAAGAGTCTTGATATGATACGGGTTCTACAGATTCTTGTGTTAACCCATTCAGCATAGCCCGAACTTCATCCCTAATATCAGGATTTACTTCACTAATTTGATACAACCTTCTTACATGTTGACCAAATGATTGTGGGTTATAAACTGATTTTTGTACTCCATCTGCAAACCATTTTACCATGTCTTTGTTTGTAAATAATTTTGCGGTAGCATATGGAGCAATTAAAGCCGTTAAGCCATACTCGAAACCCTCACTTGCAACGCCAGGTACAACCTCTGCTGCCAAAGGAGCAAACATACCCATTGCATAAGCAACCCTTGATGTTCCTGACGGGTTAGCCATTGCTGAGGCGGATTCACCGATTCTGTTAATAACAAAAGCCAAGTTGTCTAGCTCAGGAACCAAATCTTGATAGTTGGTACCCTTAAACAGTGCTTCTTTTGCTTCTTTACTTAATGTGTTCCAGTTTCTTAAAAAAGTTTTAGGAGAAAAGCCCATTTCAGTCATGTATTCAACACCCTCTTTGGCTACACCCTCTGCACCCAATTCTGCCATTGTTGCAACTCCTGCATTGGGCATGCCCATTTTTCCAAGCATGTAACCTGAAAGTGCATTAAACTCATCATCGGTAAAATTTCTTCTCAACTTTCTAATTGCCTCTCCACTTTGTTTTGTCCCACTTAATGCAAACCTTAATGCACTAGTAGCGTCTTCTTGTCCCTTAACTAATAATTTATCTATGAAACGCATATCTCCGCCCGGTCTCATGTTTTTGTGTACAAAATCATTTACAGCTTTGTATGCATTTAGGGCATCAGGGTTTTCTGATCTCGCAACTAATTCGTCTAAATCTTTAGAAACATACCCATACAATTCTTTTATTCTTGATTGTTGGTTGTTTAATTTTGCACCAGCCGACTCCCACGAACCCAAGTCTTTGCTTAAAGATGTTCTAAACTCTTTAAGTGTTTTAAAGTCAAGAACACCATCCTTTGAATCTTGTAAGACTTTTTGTGCTAAAGCAAGAGCAGGTTCGTTTGTACTTTTAGCAGTAGCCTTTGAGGCTTCTGCTAAATATTTTTCTACAAACTTTACAGTGTTAGGAGCAGAAGAAACCAAAGTTGAAGGCATAAATGATTCGACCTCTCTATACATGTTATTTACATTTATGTCGTAATCTGTCTTAGCCCTTTGAGCTGCATCCATAGTCTTTCTTGCAACCTCCTCTGTTGTGCCAATAAACCCATATCTTTCTGCCAATTTTCTAGTAGCAGTATCTATTTCGCTAATGGTTTTTGCTGCATTTTCACGCATTATTTTTGTTGATGTTGGTAAGTTAGCCAAAGCAGACTCAAAAAGTTGAATCATGGGATTATTGGTTACCTGACCAAGACTGGGGGCTGAAATTTTTAAGCTTTTCATTTTATCAAAAGTATCTTTCGCCCCTTTTGATAATGCTCCCGTCATGTATCTTACTGGTTTCCCAGCAACAAATTTTACACCATTAAAAATTTTAGAAGTTACTGGACCAGCAACAGCATTTATTCCACCAGTGACTCCAAAATCTGCAAATCTCTCAAGCCCAGTTCGATTGTCTTCTGTCTCGCCAAAGTAATCTAAAATTCCTATGTAAGCCTCTCTAGCTGTAGCGGCTCCTGCACCCTCGCCAAGCATAAGACCAGTAGTTGCCGTAACAGGACCCCCCGGCAGACCAGCTAACCCCCCAGCAATCCCTCCACCGATAGCCCCAACCGTTTCAGCAATTTCAGGACCCACATCAACAAAGTCTCTCAATGAGGGAGCTGGTATTCCAAAAATTCTAAAATCTTCATCGTGGGTAACATACTTGCCACTATCATCCTGATAAACAAAATTTCCTCTACCGAATTTAGCCACGCCATTTGTGGGATCAAATGCTTCTACGGGAAGTGCATCAGGATAATATTTTCTTAAAGTCTTTAATTTGTCTTCTTTTGTTTGTGCAGCAGAAACAGCAGCTCTTACATTGGCAGGAGAGCCGACTTTGGTATCCACTTGATTTGATAGCTCCTGATCAGACAAGTATTGCAACAATTCATTTGTGTATTCTTTTGGCTGGTCAACGCTAGTGGGACTAAGCATTTCGAGTAATACTGAGTCAGGCAGATTATTAAAACTATTGCTCATTCAATTATAATACCTCTGTTAATTAATTCTTTTCTAAGCTCAGGATTTGTTTCTGCCCTTTTTATTAATTCTAATTTTGCAGTTTCTACTGGGTTATTAGTAGCCTTATCTTGGTATGCATTTCCTGCTGCTGTTTTCATTGCTTCAACACCAACCTCTCTAGTTCTCCTTTTTTGAGCTACGGTTTCAGGGTCATCATTTAGTACGGGAAAGTAAATCATACTCAAAGATTCAACCTCATGCTCTGCAATAGCTGCACCTGATTCGTTTCTTAATTGAGCAAGCAAAAAATTTCTTTTAGCTTGTTCATATTGTTTGTATTTTGGGCTAGTAAAAAAACCTTCAATTAGCTTTGGTATAAAAGGTGCGTTCTCGATCATAATATCTTTTGGATTTACTGGATTGAAACCTGAATCCTCAATTGCATTTAAAATCTTATTCGCCTCAACCATTCTTTCTGCAAAGCCAGCACTATCTCTCTGCTCACCTGCAAACGGAGACTTTGATTTTTTTGTGCCTTCAATAAAAGTCGAATCAGCCTGTTGGTTTTGCACATCGACTGGAATATTAAATTCAAAAACTTGTTCTTGTTCTTGCATTAGATTGGCTCCATCATTCCTGTTTTTTCATTGTAAGTATAAGACACTCCATTAGAAATAAAGGTTTTGCCATCGTCTTGTAAAATATAAGATGAATATTTTGGATCGGGAAAAGCGTCTCCAACTTTCAATTTAACACTAGAAGTTTTAGCAGGGGGTGGCACAACCCCATTTAAATCTAAACCGGGTGTAGTTACAGGCAATGCTCCTGACTCTGTTTGCACTATTTGAGTGTTGGGCTTAGTTGCAATTCCATACATGACTGCATATTCAGGCGATTCTATTATTTTTTTATTATTTTTATTGGTCATAATAAAATTTAATGCTTGTTCAAATGGAGTTTTTCCCGTAAAAAGATTGCCTCTCATTACTTGTGCTTTGATTAAATTTTCAAACTCAATTTCTGCTAATTTTGACCTTAACTCGTAATCTCTTTTTTTGTTGGTTTCAGCAGCTTGCAAAGCCATCGTCATTAAAGCGTTTGTCAATTTTTGTTTTTCTTGTTTTTTTTTGTCGTTAGCTTGGTTAAATATTTCAAAGCCATAACCAAGACCCCTGCCAAGCGTAGGAAATCTTTCCGCCTGTGCCTTAAATATGCCCTTTGCCAAGGCACCTGCTAGATCATAGAAACTTTGTGGCTCTGTTTGTGGAAAAAGCTCTCCGTATTCGTCTGCTTTTGATTTAACATCTGAAACATTTAAAGGAGACTCTTTTATATCTCCAACAGTTTTTAAATAGCTTTCATAAATACTAGGTCCTTCATTTGCATCAGGTATATCAGCCAAGTCTACAGCACCTCCCGGTGCATAACCCATTAACGATGACAAACCTGTTCTACTCATCGGCATGCTAACTAGCCCTATATTGAGGTGGGTTCATAAAATTACCCAATCCACTTAATGCTGATAATCCAGTTGCTAAACCAGTTGATAATGGCGATGGTAGAACCCCATAGGTTGTACCAACCTGACTAAATCCTGCTGGGACACTTTGTACAAACGGTAACAATGATTGCATTTGTTGCATTGGGGCTTGTTGTTGCATTAATGCATTTTGTCTAGCTACGTCTAGCTGTGCTTGTTTTATTCCTTGTGTCATTTGACCCAAACCTAACTGTCTTTGTATGTCAGCTTGAGCGGCTTGTTGTGCTTGTCCGCCAAGACCTGAGTAAGCTTGACCTAAACCAAACTGACCTGCTTGTCTTGCACCTGCTATAGAACCAAGTCCTGAAGCAAGTTGTTGTTGAGCTTGTTGTTGTCTACCAAACTCGCCCATGGCTGACCTTTGTGCTTGTTGAAAACCTTGGCTTCTTAGCCCACCCAAAGCCTCTCCTAAGCCTCTACCGAGAGCTTCAGTGCGTTCTTCTGCACCTAATCTAGCTCTTGATCCAAAGGCAGATTCACCGCCTCTAGCAATGTCAGAAGCTCTAGCTGATATGTCAGCCATAGCTCCTCTTTCAAGTATGTCTTTGCGTACTTGGTCAATAACCTCTTCTTGGTATGGGTCCATGAACTGTTGGTATGAACTAGGGTCGTACTCAGCACCTGCGTATTCTCTTAACGCTTGCTCAGACTCACCCAAACCACCGAATAAACTTTCAATACCTGTACCAAAAGCTTGTTCAGCCTTTTGCATGTAGGGTTCTTGAACGCCAATTTTTTCTCTTGATAAGCCAATAGCCGCTAATTGTTCAGGAGATAGTCCTGCAATCTTTTGCGGTACGACAACTGGGTTGCCTTGCTCGTCATAAAATGTTCTCTCCGAAGCTCTAAATGCTTGTTGCATAAAGCCCGGTGAATAGCTAGAAGTACCCGGTATGCCTGATCCAAAGAATAATTCTCTAGTGGTTGGGTCTAGGGTTCTAAACTGTTGTTGAATATCTGTTGCGATTGGTTCTGCCATTATGCTACGTTCCCAAAGTGTTCCATTAATTTGTACATAACTCTAGTGCCTGAGTCTCTTGTTGGCTCTCCGTTTGGAGTTAGGGTTAGTATGCCATTGTTATTGTTAACATCAAAAGAACCTGCTCCTCTTACAGCTTTGGCAGTCATTACAAACTCACCGTCTGAAAGCATTGCAGGGATATCGTCTGATGTCTCAGTGCCTGCTCCATTAATTTGTCCATCTCTTACAGGAAACTCTTCTACATTGATAGCAACATCCATGTCGCCACCTTCTGCCATAGCCACAACACCACCGTCAGCAAAAGCCATAATGCCACCACGAGATGCCATTCTTGGCTTACCGCCACTTAGTGCAGGCATGCCTTCAGGAGTTAAACCAAACTCTACACGAGATGGCATTTCTGCTCCTGTTCTACGAGCTATCTCTGCTTCTATGTTATATCTACCAAGTGGGTCCATTTGTGTGAGTGGAGTTAAAGGCACGCCTTTTTGATCTTTGGCTTCTTCATAAGCCAACTTACCAATTAAGCCTGCAAGTCCTGCAATACCTAATTTGCCCATCATACCCATGCCACCGCTTGAGGAGCCAGTGCTAATAATTTTTCCATCTTTGTCAACCTGTACACCAGTCCCATAAACATCTTCTAAACCACTTCTTCCACCAAGTCCTATTCTGTCACCTATTGATTTTATAAATGGATTTGTACCCGGTCCATCTGACTTATATTTTGCAATTTGCATATTCCTTTCATTTACTGTTTGCTCAACCGTTTCAGGAGACATGGTTTCTAGCATCCCATCTATTTCTGCATCTGTGTATGGCTGTGGCTCTGCACCACCAAGCAACCCAAAGTAACCACTTACTTGATCATCTCTATAGGTCTTAGCAATGTCTCTACCATATTGCAATGGAGCAAACTTGCCATCAACTGAGCCTATGCCTTTTAAAGAATCCATAAATCCTGCTTTAGCACCAAAGTTTGCTTTGCCAAGATTCTTCAAGGCTCCATCCTCACCAAATACTTTTTGAGAGCCACCTGCTCCAATAGTCATGAGATCACCAATGCCACCCTCACCCTTAGCTATGTTATAGACAGACTCAGCCTTGTTATATATTACTGCTGGTGCCTGCCAAGGACCAGGTATTACTGCCGCTACTTTTGCCAATGGCTTTAAAACCTTTCTTCTTAATTTTTGAAATGCTGAACCTATACCAAATTCTTGCAGACCAGTCTCAGGATTTATTGAAGCTATACCACTAATTTCTCCTGTGGTATCTACAATTCTTGAATCAGGGTCTATGCCCATTTGCATCATGGTTTCATCTAAACTTTGAGCCGCTTGTGGGTTTGCTTCTAAAACCTCAGCAGGAATAACCGCTTCCCCCTCAGATAAATGACCCAAAGTGGTGTCATTCATTCTGCCCGTTTCAACACCAAGTTTAAGCAATGGGTTGCCTGATTGGTCTACTTTTTGTTTGACCGCAAATTTTAATAATTCAGCAATACCCTCATCACCCTCACCGCTAACTGGCATCATTCTGTCTTTTAAAATTTCTTCTTGAATTTCTTTGGGTGCGACTTCTTTTACAGTTTGCACAAATGCGTCTACATCCATGCCTGTACCCATTTCGTTGAGTATTTCTTGTTGAGCTTGCATAGACTCAGGTGAGTTCTGCGGATATGTCATTATGGTTCTAACTTGTTGTTCAAAACCAAGATCGACTAATGGTTGCATGACGCTTGTGTCTACATTTGACATCATTGGGTCTTGTACACCACTTAATAAAGCTTTGTTAATTCTTACCATGTCGTTGTCAGACATAACGCCTGATCCAATTAACATAGGGTTGGATTGAGATGCTTGCATAAACATATCTGCTTCTTTATTAGACATAACTCCTGCACCCATTGTAGGTCTAATATCTTGTGTGAGGTTTTGTATTCTTTCTTCTAATGTTGCCATATTAACTCGTTGTAACTGTTACGGAGCCTACAGCCCCTGTTCCACTCACGCCACTCAAATATGTTTGGTGACTATATAAATCACGAAAAGCATTCCCGTCATACGCTTGGTGAATCTCTAGTGTCGTATTAAACACTATATCACCCGCTATAAAGTTCAGTTCACCTAATTCGGATTGG